ACAGATTGCTTCAACTTCTTTTTCGTAATATCTTACTTCTGGAACTTCTGGAATCTCATCTCTAACTCTAGAGATTTGTTCTGCAAGATCTTCAAGTTCTTTATCGTAATATTTAATTTCTGGAATGTCAGGAATATCTGCCCTAACATCATTAACCATCTTAACCAGTTCTGGCCAAGGTGGAACAATATCTTCTACTTCTGTAAACGAATTACCCTCTGCGTCCTCAATCGTTTGAGTTGCTTCAGTTAATATCTCTTCTTTCTTTTCAACATATTCTTCTACAGAAGGAAGTTCCTCTTTATTCTCTTCTGTAATAAAATCCTTAATAGAAGGGAGGTTATCATCTCCATTAAAATCTTCTATTGACGGCAACTCATCCTTAGACATTTTATTAGTAACAGGGGTACTTCGGAATTTTTCTTCCTGTCTTATTTATTAAAATATTTAAGTGGTGATACCAGCAGTGACAAATGCCATTCCTTCTACAAGACGAGAAACTGTTCCTATTCCAGAAACAATTTTTACATCGTAGTAATATCTACCAGCGTCAAGACCAACTGTTACTCCAGAAGTCATTGCAACAGAAACTTGACCAGAAGAACTTGTAATACCTACTGTAAAGTCGCTGGAAGATGTTGCACCTGGATGCTTCTTTATCTTAGCAGATCCAGTGTATCCAGTTAAATCTCTTGCAGAACCATCAGTCTCTTTTGCGGTAAAAACCTGACTGAAATCTGCACCTTGTGGTATTGTTATATTTACTGCAGGAGTTGCTGCCATCGTCTTTTTTTAACTATTTATCCTCTGTTTTTTGCTGCTTGAGCATCTTAGATAACTCAGCAGTAGAACCAACAAACAATGCATTGGTAACATTTGTAGGTCCTTTGACACTTTCTTCTTCTACATCCTTCAACTTCTTCTGTAAGTCCATCAACTTATCGGTTGCATCGGAAACATTCTTGATAAGTTGTCCTGCAACTTCATAAGCTCTTGGCATCTCACTTTCTTGTGCTAACTCAAGAATGCCATTGATTGCTTCTTGCCCTTTTTCAATAATACTATAAAGGTTGCCCCTAGTATATTCGTAGTCTTTTCTGATATCATCAGGAGGTGTTGGCGTCTTTTCTACTTTATTTGAAACAACCTCTGCATCAGTTGCTTTGGGAACAATATCCCCAGCAACATTAAAAGTATCATTCAAGTCGTCAAATTTGTTTGCCATAAAAATTAGAACCCATCAAATCCAAAGTTATCGCCAAACTCAATAAGGTCGGCATCAGCAGCAGTAATTAACTTAATATCTGTTCCCAACACATGGTTGCTAGGAGTCGTAGAGTCATATCCTCTTTCTACTGTAATCTTAGTTCCAGACTTAGATGCAACGCGGAAGTTCTCATCATCGATGACAAGAACTCCACCAACTGCAATGGAGGATGCATCACTGACTTGTAAAACAGTCGCAATTTCTGTAATGTCAGCAGAGAGCGATGCTACAACATTATTTGTATAACTTTCTGTTGCTCTTGGTTGAACACTGTATGTAAATTCTCTGGATGGTGTGTCTGTTCTGTCTCCAGTAACATAACCAACAGTAACTTTCTTGATAATATCCTTGGAAGGATCGGAAATAGGACCAAACAGATAAGACTTTGCAGTAAATCTTAAAGTATAGATGAGAGATCTTCTTGTCTGATAGTTACCTTCATAGTCATCAGACATTGTGATACCTTCAAATACCACAGGAATATCTCTTTTTTCACCTATCTGATCTACGAGATCAACAGTCAAATTATATGCTGGTTGGAAATATGGTAAGATCTGCTCCACGATTTGAAGCATGTCATCATTTAATTTTGTATATACGCTTAACTCAAAAGACATATTATATGGCACAGGCATATATGTCTTTCTTGGTTTCTTTTTATCGCTGTTAAGTCCAGCAATAAATGTTTGAGTAGAAGTTACTTTTCTTGATGGGTCATAACTCAAACCAATCATCTCAAAAGACATTCTTGGCAGAGACAATTGTGTTGGTTTATTCAGGTCTGCAGCCTGTTCCAGTCTGGCAAGAAACTTTTGGGTAGGACCATATGCAAGCGGAACTTTCATTTCGCTTACAGTATTATCGGAAGAATCCGTATGACGGATATTAATATCATTGAAGAGTGTTCCGAATCCAATGACGGTTCTTCTTAATATTTCGTGGTAAAAATACTCAAACATTTTTCAACCGATACGATATACTATTTAGGAAGGAGTTCCAAATGGGTTACCTTCGGTGAAATCAAGGATAGAATCGCCCTCAGTTTCAAAGATATCATTTTGAGCATATGGATCCACAAGGTTATTTGTATTGACAATTCTGACTTTGTAAGTAGCACCTGAGGATGAACCCATAATAATGTCTCCTGGTACAAAGTCTCCATCTAAGTTTCCAAGTTCTAACGTAGTGGTTGTTGAATCCCACTCTCTCACTCTAGCAGTGCTTCCACTTACGCTTCCGGTAACAACTTCATTATATGCAAATGTACCGATACCAATGGTAGAACCCATACCGATTGGGTTTGCAATAGACACTGTTGGTGCAGTACTATATCCAAGACCCGCATTTGTGATATAAACTGCTGTAACGATACCAGCACCGTTTATATACGAATGTGCTGTAGCAGATGCTGTAGTAACACCTGATAGGAAAACTTCGTTTGTAAAGGTTACTTGTGGTGATGTAGTGTATCCAGAACCACCACCAGTTACAGTGACTATTCCTATAACACCATCTCCAATGGTCGCTGTAGCTGCCGCTCCTGCCCCTCCACCACCGAAGAACGCTACTGCTGGTGGGACAGTATAACCATACCCCGCATTTACTACTTCTACTCCTTGAACCTTAGAATCTGATTTATCTCCACTACAATCAACTAAGTCTCCAATCATTGTTGCAACACCAACAGCGGTTAACCCACCAGATGGTGCCGAAGATATAGCAACTCTAGGTGCAGATGAATATCCATCGCCTCTATTTGAAAGCGTGAAGAATCTAACACCACCATTGACAATGTAAGTATTTGCTGTTGCAGTTGAAGCAGTGCCAACGAGAGTTAATGTTTGAATATAACCTTCATCTTTAATATTATCATCAATTTGCTCAACTCCTGTATCAAGAACTTCATCTTCATATCTGAACAGTTCGCAAGTCAGTTCATAGACGTAGTTCTTTTGAAGTTGATAGAATGGTTTTTCATGTTCTACGAACTTGATTTCAAATAACCTATCTCCCAAAGGAAAATATACTAAGTCTCCTTCTTTTGGTCTAGTTGCAAGTTCAATGTTTGGTAAATTTTTTGTAAGCGGAGTGATATACTCTTCAAATCTTTCTTTTGAAATTGTAAGAGTTAGGTCATCAAGTGGTTGAACGCCAAACTTAGATAAGATAGTTCCCTGTCCTTCATATCCCTCATAAGTGTTTACATATGCCTCAAGAGGATATGCATCATCAAATTTTGACTCAATAACCTCTCTTATTATTGTGTTCGTCGTAGCATATTTTCTTGGAATATAATATATCTCAACTCCGTACATACGAAGTTGTTCATTTATTAAGTCTTGTATTAAAGACTGTTCTGTTGAGGAACCTTGTTGAAAAAATGGGTTAAGCATATCATCCGATCATATCTAATGGTGGAAGTTCATATGTATTGGACATTCTTTCCATTAACTGGTCAAGTTCTCTTTGAGCATCATCATATATTTGTCTTCCATTTAGTTCAATGCCACCAGGGAGTTTTACTCCTTGGAACTTGATAAGGTTTTGTCCCCACTGTTTCTTAATTAGGATAGTAAGATATTTCTTAAGGAAAGAGTCGTTATAAACTCTAGTAAAATCATTTGGATCTAAAAGTCTCCAGCAGTCAATGACAATATATTGTCCAACTGATGCACTTGCCCAGTCAATATCCAAATATAGTCTATCCATTCTTTGGTTAAACCTTATTTGTTTTTCAGTAGTAAGCAAAAAGTCAATATCCTCAAGATATGTTTTAGTCATTGCATAGGTCAACATTTCTGTTGAACCCCAGAAGTAAATATCATTCAAGAACAACTGATACTTAACACTGAACATATTGTTCGAGATGCTATTAGTACCATCAAACTTAAATATTTTATTCACTCCAATGATAGAAGGAGGAACTTGAAGATAGTTGCTATTTTCGTCAAAACTAAAAGTAGTTGCAGCACCAACTATCGTTGTAGTTGCAGTTGTGGTTGCAATACCAACATTGCCTCTACCTCTATCAATATCTTCTTGAGTAATCTCATACTTTAAGTAAGTTTGAGATACTCCATCAAAGTGTCTTTCGTGAAAATATTGCAGCGCATCATCTACTAAGTCATCAATTTGCTCATCAGCAACATTGATTTCTAATACAGGGGCACCAAGTTGCCTTTTGCAATAATCTACTAATTCTTGTCTAGATGATGGTTGCGCCATTTCTACAACTTATCCTGTAATATTTAGGGTTTATTTGCTAGAGATCTCAACAGATCTTTAATCTCATCGAGATCATTCTTCATATTTGAAACATCACTCTCAAGTTGCTGCATTCGTTCAACTTCAGATTTTTTGATATTTCTGAGAGTAATATAGTTTTCATACTCCGTTTTATTTGTATTCAATATTGCGTTCGTTTGCTCATCACGGACTAAATTTTTATTCCCTTCAACTTTTGAATATCTCATATCAAGCAAGTGCAATAACTCTAAAGTCTCTGAATCTTGGTGGGAATGCTTGGTTTGTAGAAGAACCAATCAACTTAATACTAAAGTATCTGAATGGTGCCAGGTTATCAACATTCCACTCATAGTCGCGGAAGATTGCTGGGGGACTATCAAAACTTAAAACATCAGTTTTCGGTGTCTTCTTATCTGGAGTACCATCACTCAGTGAAGGATTATCTACTTGACCTAAACTATTCAAGTTTTCATAACCTGGGAATGGATAGTAAATCGCTTCTTCAGATGGATCATTTTGGATAGCGTATAATGCTCTCAAGTCACTAGAAGTATTGACATAAGCAGCAACCATACATCTCAGTGAAGTAGCAGGTACTTCAAGTGAAATAGTGCTAGTAGCATAAACAAATGCTGATGGATCTTCTCTGAGTGTTGCAACTCTATTATCAGTTGCATAGTTTTCGATGGGACTGTTGACTCTATTGGTTACCAGAATCATTGCTGCTCTATCCAAGTCAACGATTGGAGATAGAACTGGATTTGCAGAGGCAAGTTTAAGGTTAACATTCAATGACTTGTTACCTGGAAGAGTATCAAGCCTTTCATCTTCATTTACTTTAGAAGCAATAAGTCTTGGTGAATTATAATAGTTGTTAGAATTGAGGTTAATATCATTGAATCCTTTATCAATGAAGGAGAACTCTTCACCATCAACACTGGTTCCAGATATTGTTCTGGTTTTTGCACTGACGTTTGTGCCATTAAGAGACATCACTTGAATATTTGGTCTTACAATCTCATATTGAATATTCTGAGTTGCATTGATTGTACTGCCGCCAGTAGATTTAGTCTCATTAATATACAATTTAGGGAATGATGTTCCAACACTTCTATCAACTTGTCCATTTGGCAATGGATCAGTCTTACCATCTTGTGACATATTAATCTTGACGTGGTAATAATCAAGATCAATATCATCAGTAACAATTGAGTCTTGAAGAGTGTGATTCTTATTAACTCTTCTTAGCGAAACACCATCAATTTCATACTTATAGACTAGTGTACCTTGAGTATAAGTGAATGCTTTTGTCTGGTCTATTTCTCTGGTTACACCTGTCAGAGTGTTAGCAGTAACACCTTCATATGCAATGATTTCTTCACCGATCAAGACATATCCAGGGTTAGTGCTACTTACTCCAACATTTTCAAACGTTGAATAACTTACAGTTTCATTTACAGGAATATCTCCAGTATCAGTGTTACTGTAACCCGAAGTTAGCTTAATTGGTTTTACTTCACCAAATACGCCAGATATTGTTACGATATTTTCACCAGCGTGCATTCCATGGTTCTTGTGGTTGACTTTGAAGTGCAGACCATCAGATACTGACTGAATACCATCAGCAGGAATAATTACATTTGCACCAATAGATGCATTGAGTGAGGTTGTAACTCCCGAACTATTTGTATATTGAACAGTGCTTGCCGCACCAGTAATAAAGTCTCCTTGAACGTTATCAAGTAACAGTTCATTGACACCACTTAAACCTCGAACTGATAACTGTAAGTTTCTTCCGAGTGCCTGTGAACCAATCTGTGTTGCTGTTAGGACATCACCAGTAACATATCCAGTACCACCATTTCTTATTGTTGCAGCAACTGCTACTCCGTTGGTAACAGTAATATCCGCTGTTGCATCTCTACCTGTTCCAGTAATGCTTGTCAAAGCAACACCAGTATAAACAGCATTTCCAAGAGATGGTGTGAAACCAATACCTGCATTAATAATTCTCAGGTTTCCAGTTGAAGTTCCAGCAGAACCAACGTAGTTGCCCGTCGCATTTGATGCTAGCTGAAGAACTGTGTTTCCAAGTTGAAGACCACTATCCTGAACTGTGGTTCCTAAACCAACTCTAATTCTTTTTGAGGAAAACTCCAGTGAGTCTGGCAGTAACGTTGGAATCTGACCATTACCAACTCCAAGTTCTGGGTTATATAAATTGAAGTTGCCAGATGACTCTGTAAAGTTTGCTCTATAAAGGGTGAATTTTAAGTCTTCATATGGTGCTTCGTTCCAAGTAGAAGCATTTTGAGACTTAAACAACCCACCAAGGAGGGGTTGTTTTGCTACAAAGATTTGTTTGGACTCTGGTCCAGACTGAGTTGTAATATCAATTTCACCTAACTTAGAAACCCAAACATTATACATGTCAGAGTTTGAAAGAATGACAACAGAATGGAATGTATCCCCTTTCAAATAAACTGGAGATTCAAATGTTACCCTATGAGGAACAGTTGCATCATCTGAAAGTTCAATGTCTTTTGGATCAATGACAACTTCACTAAAAGGATACAACTTTGCTGTAGGCAGACCTAACGACATTGGTCTGAGTTGAACCGTTACTGGTAAAGTCTCATCTTTTGAATAAAAGAACAAATCAATAGAGGTTACGAAGATACCTGTTGGTTCCTCAACATAAAATGATTGTGCTAGTGGATCTACGACTCTCATTGTATTATAGGGTTCCTTATTTTGTTATTTATCTTGTTTAAGTTGATCTATTTCCTGTTTTAACTCTTTTATTGCTTCAATCATAACAGGAATGAGTTGAATGTAATCGACACGAAGATAACCATCATTACCTTTCATAACCATCTCAGGAAATTCCTTTTGAACTTCCTGAGCTAATACTCCATATTCGACTCCAGTTGCGCCAGTCAAGTTTTTCATATTTTCATTCCAATCATATCTATTTCCACTTAGATTCATTATCTTCTCTATCATTGTCAAAGAGTCATATTCATCAATCTATTTAGAGCATTATCAATAGGAGTAATATTCTTCTTAAGGTTGATGTCACTTGCCCAAGCTGCTGCCCATGGACCCACAATAGTGCCAGGTCGCGCCATCCAAGCTCTAATAGATGATGGTGAGTATCCATCTGCTACCGCTCTTTCGATAGCACCCTGACCAATAGCAGGTTGCGAGATAACTGCTGGTTGACCTTGTGATGCTCTCCATGGTGAGTAGTTACCAGCGTTCTGGTTAACGAAACCATAAGTACCAGTTGCATAAATGTAACCAGTTGCAAAACCTTGGTAGACTTTTTCACTACTACCTCCACCACCACCGTAACTAGGTGCAGGTCTTGGGATATTTCTCAATACCTTACTATCAATTACAACAGGTGTTTCTTCCTTAGATACATTCTCAGTTTCAACTGGTTTTTCTACTACAATCTTACTATTTCTAACAGAAATTATTTGCTCTTGTACGGTGTTAACCTTACCTTCTACGAAATAATTTTCTTCTGCACTTGTTGTTGTAGAACCAGGAATCTGAGAGTTTGTATCACTACTAGTAAGTCTAAACAACTTAGTTCCTGCTTCAAATTTAGGATTCGTTAGTACGTTGGGATCTGGAATAAAGTAAGAACCAATAAGTGTACCGATATGATCAGTTACAAGTGCCATACTATCAAGTTTTGCTTCTGCTCCACTTGTTTGACCTCTAAGTGTTATACCGACTTCAACATTACCATAGAATTCACCTTGTGGTTGGTTTGCCAGACTATAAGTATCAATATTCAATATTGTTGAAGTTGATGAATATACATCTGGAATGGTTAATGATTGATCATATGGATTTGTTGTAAAGATGTCATTTGGTGCATCATATGGACCATACTTATGATTTGATGTAGCAACTCTAAATTTAATATAAGTTGAATGGATAAGTCCAGGAATGTCAAAAGAACCGTGAACTGTTTCACCTACCTGGAATGTTCCCTGAGTCATAGTGACTTGGAGTAACTTTGGAATAATGTACTTACTGACATCAACACCATCAAAGAATGGATAAACTCTTGTGAAGAGTTTCATCTTCTTAGCAGTAAACTCAACGTTTCTAGACCTTACATAAGGAATTACTTGACTACTAAGAACCTGATCTCCGAAGGAAGTATTATCAAACTCTTCCTTAAGTGCTCTTCTGCTTCCAGTTCTACTCTTAGTTCCAGTTCTAGTAGTAGTTTCGATAGTCTCTTCGATGACTTGATAGTTTCTAGTGACTTCTCTTGTAGATGTAGCCGTGGACTCACCAGTCCAAACAGTTTCCCAAGATCCCCACGTTACGGGACCAAGACCAGTTTGCTTATCAAACCCTTCTTCAGACAACTGATAGAGAGTCTTCGTATAGTTTCCTTCTGCAACAACGGTCTTAGCTTCAACTCTTACCTGATCAACCCAAACATCCGATGATGGGAAGAGAGCAACAGAACCACCAAAGAAACCTACTGCATATGGAGTTACATTTACAACTCTGGTTGAATATGGTTGAGTTATTGCACTGACTTCTTCATAGTCAAGAGTGACTACTTGTCCAGTTCTTCTAACACCAGTTCCAACCAAGTTTGTATCAGTTCTGCCATCCGCTAATGGATTTACAGCAGTTCCAATTCCAGCAAGAGCATTTGTTCCAAGTAACAGGTCAATAGAAGTTGTATGGTGTGTTGGTCTTAATTCACCTTCTTTAATATCAATACTGTTTTTAACAGTCGTAACTTTCCTCTGTACAAGAGTTGATGAGAAATCATCTACAAAGAAACCAGCTTTGAATCTATTTAATCCGTTAGCATCACGGATGAGCATGTTCTGAGTATCAACTTCAAGAAGAGTCAATGCAGTATAAAACTCAAGGTTCTTAATTCTGTCCTCAAGTTTTGCAATATCTTGCATTCTATATCTCTTGTGCTGAGTTACGTCAAGCACAACATCATCAACATTACAGAGATATGCTGGTAAGAATGCAGTCGCTACCTCTAAAGCATCATCACTTCCAATAGGCTCTTGTGGGTTTTCTGAAGAAACACCTTGGTTTACCTGGAAAATACCATCCTTTGTAAGTAATATCTTGTCAATTCTTGGAAGATAGAAAGAATATTTTATTACAAAGGACTCATCAGATGCTAATACATTTGCTGCTGAGTTTCCTTGCTGTGTAAAAGATCTAGAAAGGAATTCAAAAGGAGATCTTGCATTTTCTGTGACATCAGGAGTCGAAACTCTTGGTCTGATATCAATCATATCAGCATTACTAATTCCATTTACTTCTGGAATGTTGCAATAATGGAACTGCTCATATGAATTAACAGTAGTAATATCACCTGTATCTGCTGAATCAAAGGTAGCAGACTCGAATACAATTTTTAGTTTTCTTGTTGGTTCTTTTGCTCCGTTCTTTCTAACTATTCTAGACTGATCATAGATAGTTTTTCTTTGAGCAGCATCTAATGTATAAGAAGAAGTAATATTATTGTCGCCATCATCAGATAAAGATATGAAACCTTTGACGCCAGATTCTTTGAATGTAATTTCTTCTCCATCAGCAAATCTGTTATTATTCTGATAGATGAATGATATTTTCAGGTCGTTAACACGCTCTGCAAACATACCGATTGCATCACTAGAAGAACCAATAAATTCTTCTCCGAGAATAAGATCATTTGTCTTATTCGTGGGACCATCTAAAGAAGAAACAACAATAGAAGGCAACTCAGGATCACCAGTTCCATTAGACTCAAAAATACCATTCAGTTTAGTTACATCTGGTTTGAGTAATGCAATTTCTTCATCTTGTACTCGTGTGCCGTATGCATAGTTTCCATAAGTAAGACCATCATTAAGAGTGGTTGCACCAATACCCGAAGCAGAATACTTAGACTTATCAATAACAATAGTTTGTGCTCTAGACTTGATCTTCTTCTTTTCTTTTACCGTAGTTTTTCTGAGTGATGCGATCAACTTAGCAGGTCCTGCACCACTCAAACCAATAAAAGTAAGAGTCTGAGAACCATTAGTAAATACTAACTTATCAGGACTCAGTTCCTGAGTTGTTCCATTCTCGCTAATTAAAGTGTATCTTTCTTCATCATAAGGTAAGAAAGTCAGGTTTGGACCTGCAGTAATAGCACCAGTTGAGTTAGCGGTGATAGTTACATCATATTGTCTCTTAACGGTCAAGTTTGACTCTGTTAAGTCAACATTAGCGATATTTTGCTTAGGTAATGGCGTATAAAGGGTATTATCAGTAGAAGACTGAAGACTTGTGGTCAGTATTCTAAAGTTTGCTGGGTTGATAGCAGCAGTAGGGAGACCACCATCAGCAACATCAGTAACTGTCGTAACACCGCTGATAGTCAGTGAGTTAAGAGAGACTGACTCAATTCTTGCAAAAGTATCTACAGTTAAACCTGGATTTGAGAATGCTACCAGGTTTCCAACAGTTGCAATACCAATAAAGATAGCATCTGTTGATGATACAGTACTGATACCTCCACTGTTAGCAGTGATGTTTACTTGACCAATGCGGAAGCGAGGTGACTGTACCGTATCACCAGTAAATGTATATCCACTACCAACCATTCCATGGACAGCCTTTACATCACCAATGCCCTTTGCTGTTACTGCTGTCGAAACTCTGGTGTTTTCAATACCATCAAAAATCAGTTTTTCACCAAGAGAGAATGAACCTTTGGTATTATATACAGTAAACTGTCTATTATCCGAAGTATCATAACGCAAGAAACCAACTGCACCACTTTCTCTACCTTTTACGTGAGTTGGAACACTCAGAGAAATGGGTTCGTTTAACTCAATATTGGTATACGTTTGAATATCATAGAGTGCAATATCCCATTGGTTTTCATCTGGGTTAGATGCACTGTAGGAACCAGACTCCAATGCAAAATCATATACTCTTGCAAGACCAATTTCAGAACCAGGTGCAATAGTTTGTGCTGCACCAACTCTTTCGTCTCTCAGTGAAACTGTGTAACCAGTTGCAATACCAATATTTGGAGAACCATAAACTCTGTTGAGTGTAAATGTTGGTCCCGTAAAGTAGTTAATACTTTGATTTTCTAATTCTTTCGTTTCTCTTGGTTTATCAAAGTCCAAAAATACAGGACTCAGAGTTTCTACTTCAAAACCCTGAACATATGCTGTCATTGGAGCGACTTCATATGTTCCAAGGTCTTCGCTTGGAATATTACCGTTATAAGTTACTTGCTCTTCGTTAAATACACCATTATTACCCTTTAAGTTATTTAAAGTTTCTTTGGCAGTAATATTAGGTGCTTTTACATAATAATCACCAGACTCATCGTAAGTTCTTCTTGCAAACTCTTCCGATAAAACGTTATATTCGGGTGTATTGGAGATAGTAATGAGATTACCATCTCTAATTTCTGCAAGTTCTACAAAATTATCAGTATCGGTACTATCTAAGTCTACTTTTGTTAGTTGCGCATATATTTTGAATCTATCCGCACCTGGTGCTGCATAGTTTGAAAAACCCTTTGCATTGTCATTTAGACTTGAGTCTTGATAGGAATTGACAATCTCTTCAAATATCCTAAAACCAACTTTGTAACTTGGAGTGTTAGAATATTGTTCAAGGAACAAGAAGTCCTCAAGAATATCTACAAAAGTTCCTCTTAAGAAATATACACCTTGTTGAATTGCAACTCCAGATCCAGGACCTGTAGCATCTTGTGCCTTTACAGTTGCAAAAACCTCCCCTGCTTGGAAGTTTGCAAACTCACTGTCAGCGGGGTCAACAATATTCAGATCATTGACGATCTCAAGGTTCTCTCCATCAAAGAAAGTTTCTTGAGAGTTGTCGGAACCAGAGGAAAGATATCTAACATAAAGAGTGGTGTTTTCAACTCCACTATTTGTAGAAACATATCTCTCAACAACAGCAGTAACTCCACTGGACTGACCACGAATTTCTTGTTCAGGAATAAATGGTAA